AAACGAACTTTATTCGCCCTGGCGCAAATTATCAGAAATCGTCAGCGATTTCTTACGCGCAAAAGATTCACCAGAAATGCTTAAAACATTTGTGAATACATCGCTCGGTGAAACATGGGAGGAACAAGGCGAACAATCAGACCCTGAGTTACTCATGAACCGACGGGAGAAATACAGCGCTGTCGTGCCTAAACCGGTTCAGTGTTTAACGCTTGGCGCTGACGTTCAGCAGGATCGCATTGAATTAGAAATTGTGGGCTGGGGTGAAAATGAAGAAAGCTGGAGTATTGACTATCAGATTTTAATTGGTGATCCAACCGGCCCTGAAGTTTGGGAAGATTTGCGTGAAATTATTTTTACTGAATTTGATTATGGCGACGATGGCAAAATGCCGATCAGCTGCGCTGTTATCGATTCCGGTTATCTGCCCAAAAAAGTTTATGAATTTGTGCGCATCTGCAAAGCCAGTTTTATCCATGCCGGCAAAGGTGTCAGTGGCGCAAGGCCGATTGTTGAAGATGATATGAAGCGCAGGCGACGCATTATTAACACCAAAGCAGGTAAATACAAGCCTGAATTGATCGGGGTTGATGAAGCAAAAATAATGATCCACCGGCGTTTGCAAATTACGGTACCAGGGCCGGGATACATGCACTTTCCTATTGACCGCGATGCCGAATGGTTCGCGCAATTAACCGCTGAAAAACTGACGACACGTTATCAACGCGGTTTTCCAATCCGAGAATGGGTTAAAACCAGACCGCGAAACGAAGCGCTGGATTGCCGGGTTTATGCGCTGGCGGCTCATAAGCTCATCACGCATTATCGGCAGGTGCGCTATCAATCAAAGCAAGTGCAAACCAAAAAAGCAACTAAACGAGTGAGCAGCTATTTGAGATGAGCATAATCAAAGAAATGAAGCGAGTGGTTAACGAAGTCATCGACAACCCAAAAAAAACCGATGATGTTGTTTTTGCGCTGATTAAAGCGTTCGGTGGTGAACGCATGAACATGCCGGCTAATGATTACGAACGACGCAATCGGGAAATAAAAGAACTTTACAAAAACGGTGCTAATGTCGGACAGCTTTCCAGGCGTTATCAATTATCTGAACGAACGATTTATCGAATATTAGACAGCTGACAAAATCAGCCTAGATTTTTACACTGCAAATCGCTGATGCTATCAGCATGGCATTCACTTCAGATCAACTCACCGCACTAGAAACCGCAATTGCACAAGGCGCTTTGTCCGTGCAATACAACGACCGGCGCGTTACTTATCACTCGCTTGATGAAATGTTGCGTCTTCGCAATCAGATGCGCTCAGAACTCGGCTTAAATGTATCCGCACCAACAAACCGAGGCGGTAAAATCACATTTGTGACATCAAAGGGGCTTTAAATGTGGCCTTTTAAATCAAAACCAGAGCCTAAAAAACGCAATTATGATTCTGCATCGCGCAGCAATCGTTTATCCGGCTGGAACACCTACGGCACCGACGCCAACGCCTCCAATCAATCATTATCCGTCATTCGCAACCGTTCGCGGGATTTAGTACGCAATAACCCGCACGCGGCCCGCATTGTTCAAGCGATATCCAGTCATGTCGTTGGTTTTGGCATTACCGGCGCGATCAAAGGCAATAAAAAACTAGACGACGTTTGGCAGCAGTGGGCTGAATCCAGACAATGCGACGCTGACGGCAGACATGATTTTTATGGCTTGCAGCGTTTAGTGATGCGTTGCGTTGTGGAATCGGGCGAGTGTTTGATTCGCTTGCGCTATCGACGCCCAGAGGATGGCTTGATTGTACCGCTGCAACTGCAAGTGCTGGAGCCGGATTATTTAGATAGCAACAAATCAGGCCCGTTGCCGAATGGCGGCCAGATTATCAACGGTATTGAATACGATCCGATCGGTAGAATCGTGGCGTATTGGTTGTACAAAAACCATCCCGGTGCGGCAGTCGGAACAATGACGTTTACATCATCGCGTATCGATGCTGATAGCGTGATTCATGTGTTCAGATTAGACCGGCCAGGACAATCAAGAGGCATCCCCTGGTTATCACCCATTATGGTGAAACTCCGCGAGCTGGATATTTATCAAGACGCGGTTTTAAAACGTCAGCAATTAGCCAACATGTTTGCCGGGTATGTTTATGACGATGTGCCGGGTGACGCTATCGACGAAATTGCTGAAGAACTCCCAGAACTGGAACCCGGCACGGTTTACGCATTAAAAAACGGACGTCGGATTGAATTTTCAGAGCCGCCAAACGTCACGCCTAACGAATTTGTACGCGAAACCTTACGCGACATTGCCGCAGGAATTGGCATCACTTACGAATCACTGACGCAAGATTTATCCCAGGTTAACTTCTCATCAGCAAGAATGGGCGCTAATGAAATGCTACGCAATGTTGATCAGTGGCAATGGCAAATGCTCATCCCGTTACTGTGTGAAAAAGTGGGCCAGGCATTTATCAATACTGCATTGCAATCGGGCATGAGTGCTAATCGGGTGCGTTTTGAATGGACGCCACCGGCCAAAACCTTAGTTGATCCGACTCGTGAAATTCCGGCCATTATTAAATCCGTTCGTGCTGGCCTGATGTCATATCAAGAAGCACTCAGAGCGCAAGGCATGAACCCTGACAAAGTGATGAAAGAAATTGCCGAAAGCAATGCCATGCTCGACAAATTTAAAATCATTTTAGATTCTGATCCTCGTGTTGATCAGAATTTAACACCGCAGCAGGTAGCGAATAATGACACTACAAACACATAAACAAGATTTAAATCTAAGGGCCGCTTTTGCCCCGACGACTTACGACGAAAAAGACAGAAGCGTTGAAATTGTCTGGACAACCGGTTCACAAGTCAAACGCTACGATTGGGAGCGTGATAGCTATTACATGGAGCAACTGGAAGTCAGCAATGATGCCATCGACTTTGAACGCTTAAACGCAGGCGCTCCGGTGTTATCCAACCATGATGCGTATTCACTGAACTCGGTGATCGGTGTAGTGGATCGCGCATGGGTTGAAAACGGTGAAGGCAAAGCAAAAATCAGATTCTCAGAACGTGAAGAAGTAAAAGCGATTATTGCCGACGTTAAAGATGGCATTTTGAGAAATATCAGCGTCGGTTATCGCGTTGATAATTACGAAATCACTGAAAGCAATAACGAATCACTACCGATTTACACTGCTAAACGCTGGACTCCGATGGAGATCAGCTTAGTGACGATTCCCGCTGATTCGGGCGCACAGGTGCGCTCTGAAAAGGCAGATTTGAAACAGCCAACAGAGGAGAAAACCGAAATGGCAAAAGAAACCGAACAGCGGGCGGAAGTTGAAACAACTGCTCCCGTTATTGATGTCGATCAAGTCAGAACTGATGCGATCAAAGCCGAGCGTCAACGTGTGGCCGATATTACACAGGCAGCGACACGCGGCAAAATGGATGCAAAATTCACTCAGCGCATGATTGACGAAGGCAAAAGCGTTGATGAAGTACGCGCTTTAGTTTTAGAAGAACTGGCTAAACGCGATGAAGCCGCACCAACGCAAACGGCTCATATTGAAATGGGTGCAGACAGCAAAGACAAATTCATTGAACAAGGCGTGCAGGCGTTAAGAGCGAAAGCCGGTTTTGAGAAAATGGAAGGCGGTAATGAATTTCGCGGGATGCGTTTAACTGAAGTGGCCAGAATGTGTTTGGATCGGGCGGGTGTGGCTCATCGAAGCATGTCAGAACTGGAATTAGTAAAACGTGCATTCACGACATCAACCAGCGATTTTCCGATCCTGCTGGAAAACGCCATGCACAAGACTTTGCAAAATGCTTACGCTACCGCACCAGATACATGGAACCGCTTTTGTGCGACCGGTAGCGTGACGGATTTTAGAGCGCATAACCGCTATCGTACCGGATCATTCGGTAACTTGGACGCTTTAGGCGAGTTGGCTGAATATCAAAACAAATCCATTCCCGACGGTGAAAAAGAAAGCATCACGGCCAGCACCAAAGGCAACATTATCAACATCTCCCGTCAAACCATCATTAATGATGATTTAGGCGCGTTCATGGGATTGGCTAATATGCTGGGCCGCGCAGCTCGCAGAACGATCGAAGCTGATGTTTATACACTGTTGGCAACAAACCCAACTATGTCTGATGGCATTGCTTTATTCCATGCTTCACATGGCAACTTAGCCGGTTCGGGTGCAGCGCCTTCCATTGCTACCGTTGAAGCGGCGCGGATTGCGATGGCGATTCAAACGGATGTATCGGGTAATGATTATCTGGATTTACGTCCGTCTGTGTTTGTCGGCGGTATGGCAACCGGTTCAACTGCTCGTGAAGTGAACGCCACCGAATATAACGACGAATCAAATAAAAACCAGCGCAAACCTAACGTGGTTCGCGGATTGTTTGCTGACATCGTAGATACACCAAGAATCAGCGGCGGTGAATGGTATCTGTTTGCAGATGCTATGGATGCGCCAGTGCTTGAAGTGGCATTCTTAAACGGTGAACAAGCGCCATTCCTGGATTCAATGGAAGGCTTTAACGTTGACGGTTTGCAATGGAAAGTCCGTCTGGATTACGGTGTAGCCGCTGTCGATTGGCGCGGTGCTTACAAAAACCCAGGCGCTTAATTAGCAGATTAAATTTTAGCCCGGTTTAATCACCGGGCCTTAAAAGAGGATTAAAAAAATGGCAACAAATTATGTTCAAGAAGGTAACACGATTCAATACACTGCCGGTGCTGATATTTCATCGGGTGATGTCGTGGTTATCGGTTCTAACGGTGATGCAATTATTGGGGTTGCATTAGTTGATATTGCTAACGGTTCAACCGGCTCGGTTGCAATTGAAGGCGTTTTTACGGTTGCAAAAGTTTCTGCCGCAGTCATTGCCCAGGGTGAATATGTGGTTTGGGATGCCAGCGTGTCAGAATTTGACGACAATGCAGCAACTCCGGCCTCTGGTGATGTGGTTGATGGTGCGATTGCATGGGAATCTGCCGGAAACGGTGTGACTTCAATTGCGATTAAATTAACCGGTCGTCCTGGTACATTAACCGCGTAAGTCTAAATCATGGACCAACTTACCGAGCAACTCAAAAAACACGAAGGTTTTCGCTCCAAGCCTTATTTGTGTTCAGCCGGTAAGTTGACCATTGGCTATGGTCGCAATTTAGACGATGTTGGCGTCAGTCGTTCTGAAGCGTTTGAATTGCTCAGGCAAGACATCGCACGGGCGCGTTGGGATGTGGAAAAAAACATCGAATGCGCAAACAAACTTAACATTCCACGGCAAGATGTTTTAATCAACATGTGCTTTAACCTGGGCATTTATAACCTGCTGCTTTTTAAAAAAATGATTGCTGCATTAGAAAAGCGCGATTATGACGAAGCGGCTAAACAAATGTTGAATAGCCGGTGGGCGGTGCAAGTGGGTTATCGTGCCGTTGAATTGGCAGAGCAGATGAGAACAGGGCGCTACGATGTTTGATGTCATCGGAGCGGTTGAAGCGACTAGTGGACTCATCAACGGCATTGTTGATCGCATCTGGCCAAACCCGGAAGAAGCGGACAAGCGCCGTATTGAGCAGCTTAAAGCCGAGCTGGACTATGAGCACAAGCTCTTAGTCGGCCAGCTTAAAATCAATGAAATGGAAGCCAAAAACCAGAATGTTTTTGTTTCCGGTTGGCGTCCGGCAATCGGCTGGATCTGCGGTATGGCTTTATTGTATGCCGCCTTGCTAGAGCCTTTTTTACGATTTGTAGCCCGCGTGGTTTTAGATTATGACGGTGATTTCCCGATTATCGATACTGATATTACGTTGCAAATACTGCTGGGCTTGTTGGGTTTGGCGGGTATGCGATCGTTTGAAAAATCAAAAAAAATAGCGAGGACGTGATGGCTTATTTTCCAGCGTTTAGACGTTTGGATTAAATCGGAACAAAAATAATGCCTTTTTACTCACTCAAGTCTCGTTTAGAAGAGATTGAAAAAAAGCTCAGCGACCGCGAGACGCAAGAAGTTAAAAATAACGTCATAACCCAACGGCTTTTTGACAAGCTCGATGCACTTGACGGGCATTTAAAAGAACACACACAGCGCGAATCGGAAGAAAGCAAGATTCACGCGGCAAAGTTGAACGATTTAGCAGACAGTATCGAAAGTATCAAGCGCGATTTAGTGACGATACCTAAAGACACCGAGATAAAGATCAACCAGGCACAAAGTTCACTAAGAGAGCACGTGTCAGAAAACTATGCAACGCAAAATGATTTAAACGAGAGCCTGGGCAGCTTGCGCAATCAAGCTAAGATGATTTGGTCAACGCTGGTTGCTGTTGAAGCAGCACTCGGCTGGTTTTTTGACAAATATTGAGATAAACAATGGCAACAAGCAAAAACGGCAAATTGAGCGGCAAAGGCCGCGTTATTCCTAAAGGAAACTAAAATGGCATTAGTACACGAAACAACAATCAGAAATGGCTTGGCAGATTTTGTAGTTGACGCGATTGACGCAGGCGTCGGCGCAAACGGCCGGATCGAATTTCAAACCTCCGCAGATGTTGAGGTTGCAACGCTGGCTTTTGACGCGACCGCCTTTGGCAATGCGGTAAACGGCACAGCTACTGCAAACCCGATTATCACAGACACCAACGCGACCGGCGGTGTGGTTGCCAAGTTTGTTATCTACGACGAGCCGACCACAGCGGGTAATGTAATTTTATCAGGCACAGTAACCGCGATCGGCGGCGGCGGTGATATTGAATTAACCAGCACGTTGATTGCACCCGGCGATAGTGTCGCTATTGACGCCTTAACTTATACCGCATCAGCTTAAATATGCCGGGTGATACCAGCTTTGAAGATGTCAGCTTGCTGCTGCACATGAACGGTGCAAACGGCAGCACGTCGTTTCCCGATTCGAGCATCTATAATCAAACCATCACACCGTCGGGTAATGTCGCGATAAACACGGCTCAAAGTAAATTTGGCGGAGCCAGTGCTTATTTTTTCCCGACCTCGGTTGATTATTTAACAACCCCGCTGGTTTTAGACTATACCCAGAACTTAACGATTGAGCTGTTTTGTAATACAGTTTCCTTTCAAAACAATCGGACGCTCGTTGCTACCCGTTATCAAAACAGTCACGGTTTCAGCATGCGGATACAAACCAATGGACGGATTAGATTCTGGGGTTATGACGGAACAGGCAGCACAGTGGTTGATTTAACAACAACGACTGCAATGACGACGGGCAATTGGCATCATGTTGCTGTGGTTAAAGGTGGCACTGCGTGGGGGTTGTATTTAAATGGGGTGCTTGAAGTCACCAGCAATCAAACGGCCAATATCGTAGATTACCCGGGAACCAAGCTGGCAATTGGTACGTATTTCGCCCCTGCTCCGACAGAAATACATTATGGTTATATTGACGAGCTACGCATCACAAAAGGCGTGCGCTACTTAGGAAACTTTACCCCGCCGACAACAGAGTTTTTAAATTATGCGGGAACAGTATCCGGATCACTGACTGAATCGCTAACAGCCAGCAACTTTAAAACGCACGCTCATAAAGTCAGCGACGGCACTTATGTTGGCAGCACGATCGCCAGCGGCACATCGTATAGTTTAGATACAACGACTTTAGAGCCTGTTATGGTGACTATGTACCCTGATTTCGGTGCAAAATGGGCAGCGACGACGTTCTATCCGCTGAACAGCAGAATTTACCCAACAGATAATGCTGCAAATCCCTATTATTATATTTGCACATCATCAGGCACATCTGGAGGCAGCGAACCTGCTTGGCCTAGCGTTGGAACGGTCAGCGATGGATCAGTAACCTGGACTTATGTTGAATCGATGGTTCAGCCCATTATTCACGGCCCAATTACACCAATTTAGCCATGTCGTATATATCGACTTCTGATTTTATTTTTGCCCCGGACGGCTATATCCGCACCAATGATTTTGACTTCAGTTTGTCGAAAACATCGACCGGCTCAGGCACGCTAAACGCGAATGATGCTGACTTTGTGCCGAACGTGCGCATTATCCGCAAGGTCAGCGGCGAGCTAGGAATTACAAAGCCGTTTATCCAAGATCAGATTGGCGATCAGCTTATCGATGAAAGCGGTAATTTGCTCATCGGGTATGAATACCCACAGGCACAGGTTGCTGCCCGCGTACAATGGGGCAGCAACATACTCGGTTCAATGGATGCTGGCCCTGCGACGGTCGCAGCGGTTACAAATATCATTCGGATTGCATCAGGTGATTTAAACGCGAATGATGCTGACGTTGCGAGTGATACTCAAATCATTCGCAAAATATCGGCTGATCTGAACGCCGGATCAGCACTGCTTGTCAGCAACGACACGATTACCCGACGCATATCAGTCGATTTAAACGCAGCGAAGGCAGAACTAAACGCTAGCGTATCGATTAATGATGCCACTATAGGCAAATTAAAAGGCAATCCTTGCCAGGGTACGGCTGCTGTTGCGATCACACGCAAAGCCCACGGGACGCTTGCAGCAAACACAGCGGCTATAGCAGCAAGCACATCAGATGGAATCATCCACAGCTCAGGCGATTTGCAAGCCGCTACTGCAACTTTGAGCAGTAGTGACACGATAACGCGCAAAACATCAGTCGATTTAAACGCTAATGCAGCAGAAATAAACGCCAGCGTAGCAATTAATAACGAACTGAGTTATCCACTACAGGCCAATGATACGCAAATTATTGGCAGCGTCGCGCTAATCCGCAAAGCAAATGGATCACTGATTGCTTTGCCTGCCCAGGTAACAGCAAGCACATCAGATGGCATTACCCACGCGTCAGGTGACTTAAAATCCCGTGCGGCGAGCATGAGCAGTAGTGACACGATAACGCGCAATCGTGAGTATGATTTAAACGCTAATGCAGCAGAAGTAAACGCCAGCGTAGCAATTAATAACGAACTGAGTTATCCGCTACAGGCCAATGACACGCAAATTATTGGCAGCGTCGCGCTAATCCGCAAAGCAAATGGATCACTGATTGCCAGCGCGGCAGATGTATCAGCAAGCACATCAGACGGACTGATACACGCTTTTGGTGACCTGTTAGCTGATAATGCTTATATCACTAGCCTAAGCGACCGGCCGCTTTATTTATCAGATATACCGAAAATTGTGGACGCGGTCTGGTCAGATAGACGAGCGTTAACTGTTGCAAAATACTTAGGACTCAAGTAATGGCAAACAAAACCATCAACGATTTTACAACCGCACCACTGAGCGATCCGTCGCACAAGCTATTGGTGCAAAAAGCCGACAACACAACCGAAAATTTGTTACTCAGAAGGGCAGGTTATCGTGACCTGAAGCCCACCGGCGGTTATACACCCTCAGGCGCTGCTAGCCCAGACGTTGGGATTTTTAAAGACCCGCATCGCGAGTTAGGATTCGACGGGACTGGAACAGATAATATGGCCACCTATCGATTTCATTTTCCGCATGATTTTGTAGAAGGCTCTGATTTTTTCTTTCACATCCATTGGGCAGTTAATGCCGCCGCCCCGACAGGCTTTGTCAAATGGGTTATTACTTGGGATTACGCGCAAGGTTATGAGCATGATGCTTTTGACACTCAATACGTAACAACCCTTCCCGATGCTACTGTCAATGGGCAATATGTGCATCACATTACCGAAAGCGTTGCGATTACACCGGCGAGCATGCCGGGCAAAACCGTCAGAACAGACGGCATGATTTTAGCGACGCTAGAACGGGACACGGTGGACACTAACAACGATATTGCGTTTGTGCTTGAATTTGATATTCATTATTTATCTGACAGCACGCCAACGGTGGATAAAGACGATTTAACAGGTGCAGGATTTGTAAAGGTATAACATGGCAACAAAGATAAAATCAGCGACCGCGTATATCGATTACGAAGAATTTGAAGGCGACACACTGGAGATGGTATTCACTTGGAAAGATAGCGCAGGCGATGTCGTACCCTTAACCGGCTATACCGCTAAAATGGACATCAGATCCAGTGTGACAGATGAAACCGCTTTGCTCAGTTTAAACCACATGAACGGGATAACCTTAGACGATATATCACCGAATTTAAGCGTGTTGGTTACCGATCAACAAACCGCGACGCTAGGCAAAGGTAAATATGTCTATGATATCGAACTCACTGAACCGAGCGGCAAAGTGAATACGCTAGTGTCCGGCACGATTGTTCTGGTGCAGTCAGTTACGCAGTAATGACAACACTGGTTGTTAATAACACCGGACAGATCGTTGAGTTTTCAGAAACGACGGTCGAGGTCATCACCGCCGGATTAGTAGGGCCGCAGGGGCCGCAAGGCATACCCGGTCCTGCCGGTGGTGCTGCGCTGGCAATCACAGCGGGTCAAGACTTAGGCGGACATCGGGCGGTGATTACAACAAACGGCCTCGCGTATTATGCGGATAACACAGACGCAACGCACGTTAACCGTGTGATCGGCATCACATCAGGTGCCGTTAGCGCAGGCGGTTCAGCTTCGGTGATAACACTAGGTGACATTACTGGGCTATCGGGACTTACACCCGACGAGGCAATTTATTTAAGCGCAGCTGGCGTATTGACTCAAACCGTACCCGCAAGCGGATTTATTCAACAACTAGGCACCGCCATTGCGATAGATCGCATGGCGGTTAATATTAAAATCGCAATTCAGCAGGTATAACTATGGCAGCAAGAAAGTATTTAAAAAACAACGCGGGCACAATTACCGAAGAACTCTCGATTGCAACATCGGCAGGCGCGGCCGACGAGGGCAAGATTCCGGCCTTAGATGCCAATGGTGTTTTAGATTCAACCATTGTCAACTCCGTCGATATTTCAACGGGTGCACCAGATGCTGGGAAAGTCGCGGCATTAGATGCGTCTGGACGACTAGACGAATCTATGATGCCAGTCGGTTTAGGTGCGGATATCGCGTTGATTGAATCGGCCGAAAGCTTGGCCGCTGGTGACTTAGTTAACGTGTATAACGACGCTGGCACCGCAAAAGTGCGTAAAGCAGATGCAACGACCGTTGGCAAAGCAGCGGTCGGATATGTGCTAGAAGTCGTCACAGCACCAGCCATTGCAACCGTGTACTTTGAAGGCCCCAACACAGCGGTCACGGGTTTAACGCCCGGTGTGCAATACTTATCGACTACAGCCGGTCAAACA